ATGAACCTGTTCCACCATTTCCAGCCTGATAAAGACCAGAAGTCGCGCCTCCAGCCGCCGTTGCGCCTCCACCGCCACCGCCTGTTACGGCTCCTGCGGCTCCGCCTGCACTACCTGCATTTCCCTGCCCTGAAGTTCCTGCGCCACCGTTACCAGGTGCTAAACCGCTACCAGTATTTCCGCCACCGCCTGAACCGCCAGTTTTGCCGTCTCCTGCTGGAGTTCCGCCACCTGAACCTGTTCCGCCGCCGCCTTTAACAAGGGTCAAGGCGCCAAACTGTGAATCTGTTCCGTTTGTATTATTTGCACCGCCTCCGCCAACCGTGACAGTATGATTAGTCGCCGCTAAAGTTTGACTATTAAAACCTAACAAACCACCTGCGCCGCCTGCGCCTTTATTGCCTCCCGTTGTCGCACCGCCGCCGCCTGCAACTACAAGCACATCACAAGTAAGCGTGTTGCCTGAAACTCCAAGTGTGCCGCTGCCAGTAAATACTCTGTAGTTATAGGCGCCACTTGTGTAAAGCGTGCCACCTGTAACAGTAACAGGAACAACAGGTGTAACACTGTTAGATGCGCTACTTGCAGTAGAAGTTCCATTAGCGTTAGTTGCAGTAACAGTAAATGTATAAGGTGTTCCATTTGTAAGACCTGAAACCGTAATAGGACTTGTGCCTGTGCCTGTCAATGAACCAGGAGATGAAGTTGCTGTGAATGTAGAAATTGCTGCACCACCTGTTGCACCTGCTGTATAGGTAACAGTGGCACTTGCATTTCCAGTAGTTGCGGTTCCAATTGTAGGAGCCTGTGGAACAGTCGTTGCAGTAATGCTAGAGGTAGCAGCAGAGGTCAATGTGCCGTTGGCATTAGCAGCAGAGACTGCAAAGGTGTAAGAAGTAGCGCTCTGTAATCCTGTGACTGTAATAGGAGATGCACCAGTGGCAGTAAAAGAGCCTGGTGTAGATGTAGCGGTAAATGTAGTAACAGCACCACCAGTTGCTGCTGCTGTGTAAGCAACAGTTGCAGAGCCGTTATTGTAGGCACGAGAGGTTCCTACGTTGGTTGCTGCTCCAATGGTAGGCGCATCTGGAACGTCAGCAATAGGCGTGTTACCCGCCATGACGCTCTTTAATGAAACCTTGTTAGTGATAGTCACTTGATATACCTCTAACTAATTAATTAGGAAATTTCGCTGCCAAATAATGAGAAGGAAAGAGTTGCTGTTGATGCATAGACACGAACTACATCTGTAGTTGCTAGCGTTACTCCAAGAGTCAACGCAGTTGTATCTGAGGCTGCAACTGTGGCACCGTAGACGATGTAGTGCTTTGCTTCAGCCGTTGCTCCCGCTGGACTTACCGCAATGCGGTAGGTAGCAGCCGATGCTGCCTGGTTACAAATAATGATTGTTGAGATTACAGCCGATGTTGATGATGGGACTGTATAAAGTGTTGTAAGAGTGGTTGCCGCTGGTGCTGCTTGGGCAATGGTCTTGTATGCTGTTGCCAAAATAAACTCCTTCGAAGGGGATAGTGAAAGTATGCCCTATAACTGATGGGTTGTAGGGGTAAAACTTACTGGATATAAACTCTTTCTGAGACCCATAACTGGTATCCCATAAAGGTAACTAGTTCAATTCCAAAGGCGCTTTTTTCTACTACTTCCAGATACTTGCTATGGTAAGGGTACTTGCAAAGGAAGAGTTTGTTATGCCCAATTGCAAATGGAACCAGGGTTGGGAAGGTGCGTAGGTACTCAACCAGGCCATCCATAACCCCCAGCCAGTGCGGGTGGGTGATGTCATCGAGTATGACGATACCCGTATCACTGACATATTTTTCGGCCAATTTTAAATCGTTGAGTGTGTGGGTCTTTGTGTGACCACCATCTATAGAGAAGTAACGCATGGAGCCAGCAGGGATTTTACTATCTAGGTGTGCCTTAATCTTTCCAGAGGTGGAGTCCCCCTTAACAATGAGTACCTTATCTCCGCCAAAATTATCGTAGCGCTTTAAATTTTCAATAAAAATATCTGTGGAGCCCTGACCGCCATTACTATCACTATTGAGGTGCTGGTCTTCAAAAATATCTATGGCGTAAGAGTCCTCTAGGGTATCAATCATATTTCTAAGGAGAAGGAAGAAGCGCCCCATATAAACGCCAATTTCTGCAACGCCACCTTCTTTGTTCCAGTCTACATTAAGAACCTTCATAAACTCTGGCAGGGTCTGTACTACCCATCCAGCAACCTTGGTAAAGCCATCATTAAGATACTTATCATAATGAGACTCAACTACCTCTTGCCCTATACCCATGAAATCTAAATTAGTCTTTACCATAGAAGAATACTCCAGGGGCAAAACCATTTTAGATAGTTTAGTAAATAACTCTTGACTTTCATCTTGACGTCCCACCCACCAAGCACATACAGCCTTTTCAAATGTTAAACAAAAATCTCCTGGGTAATCCACACCAATAGGCAAGCGTGCGTGGTTGCCTGATAACTTATAGAGGCCAGTCTCTGCGTACGTGTAAGCCTCCTGCCAATTCTTATTACGCTCACTATATCGAGCAAGTAAGAACCACGCCTCTGGTCGTCCTGGCTGATATGCCGCAGCCTTTAAAAATAAGTTTTGCACTGTGGCTTGCCTATTCTTTTGTATCTCAAAGCAGTTTGCAGATATCAATAGCGAGGCGTACACGTACTCAGGATGGGTGTAATAGCCGTACTCTGCAGTTCTTAAATAAAAAGATATAGCCGATGCAGTCTGCCCAATAGATTTATATTCTGTAGCAATACTAAAGCAGAGCACTGGATTAAAGGGGTCGTTGCTTAACTCGGTAACTAACTCGTCTATGACTTTAAACATTAATCGCCTCTGCAATCATGCTATCTACTAGCGCTCCTGGAACCTGCAGTACAAAGGCAGCGTTATCAACGTAGCCAAAAGTTATTAGTAGGTCATCACCTAACTGAGCAGCACCCGCAGCAAACTCTATCTGTCCATCCAAGAATGACCAAGATGATGGAGACATGCCTTCCAACACAAAAAATTCATTCCACACACACAATCTGTGGCGGTAGGTAGCGTTCTTCTGTTTCATGTAATTACTAAATAGAACTACCTCATGGGTAATAGCAATATATTTATCGCCCCATTTAATAACTTGAGAACCACCACGTTGGTCAGAGTTAGTGGTACTACCTTCTTGATGCGATACCTGCTCACACGTAGGTGCTTTAGGGTTAGCCTTAACTACCTCTGTTGGGGAGGTCCACTTAACGTACTGGAACTCTCTATCTAAAATTGGCATCCAGTTCTTTTCGCAATAAGAAGTTTCATCTATTGGGGCTGGAATTCTTACACGAGATACTTCTTTAGCAGTCCACTTCTTCTTATCAATCTTTAACTCTGATAGTTCCATACGGCCTTGACCGTTGGTGGTGGTGTCTCGCCTAACGCCTGTGGCGTAATACTTTCCGCCCCATTTAACAAGGCGTGCATCTTCTTCACCTACAAATGTCCAAATAGGTTTTACGTCTAATTTTGTTGTATCAATAAGTGTGTAGTTAATAATGTTTAAGTCTTTATCAAGGCGGCAAAAATAATTAGCAGTTACTAATCTTTGGTCTTCTTCTGGGTGTAGGTATGCCAGTGGACCCCAGACGCTAGGAAAGCGTTGGTCATTCTCGGCATGATAAAGTGAGTAATTGATATGGCGCAAAATACAAAGGATATCGCCATCATCATCTATAAAGACAGATGGGTTCATTAACCCAGTTCCACCAGTAACGGTTGCAGGGATAATGAGGGGCTTTAATTTTCCGCCCTGTTGCACCGATTGTTGAACCAAATTCATAAACGAATTGTAACCTACATTCCACCTAGCATAAATACTGTTGGGGTAGCATCGGCAGCAGCGGCAGCCCACTGAATACCTGTACCAGTTGAGGTTAACACATAGCCACTTGTTCCAGCAGATGAGGATGCAGTAAGAGTTCCAGTAACAGTAATGTTGGAAATTGTTGGGCCAGTTCCAAACACAACTACACCAGTACCAGTCTCATCCGATAGAGCCGCAGCCAAGGCTGCAGAGTTACCGTAAGAACCAGTAGCACCAGTAGTACCTTGGGTACCCGTTGCTCCTTGAGTACCCGTAGTTCCTTGGCTTCCAGTAGTTCCCTGTGAGCCCGTAGTTCCTGTAGTTCCCTGAGTACCAGTGGTACCTTGGGAACCTGTAGCACCCTGTGAGCCTGTGGTTCCCTGTGAACCAGTAGTTCCCTGAGAACCAGTAGAGCCAGTAGTTCCTTGGGTACCAGTGGTGCCCTGCGAACCTGTAGAGCCTGTGGTTCCCTGAGAACCCGTAGTTCCAGTGGTGCCCTGAGAGCCTGTAGAGCCTGTAGCACCTTGTGAACCTGTAGTACCTTGGCTTCCAGTGGTTCCTGTTGTACCTTGACTTCCTGTGGTGCCCTGAGAACCAGTAGAGCCCATATCACCAGTACGAGCAAATGTGATAACAATGTCATCAGTATTGGCAAGAGTTCCATTACCAGAGACGTAAGCACAGTTGACAGTAAACCAACCAGTGTTATCTGTTAATGATGAGATTGTGTACAGTTTAAATGTACTGTCATCGTACTTCTTAGATACACGGAAGTGACCCTTGATAGTTGATGTTGAGTCATCAATGGTGTTTAAGAATGAAGATATATCTGTTGCGGCATCATTACTAGCATCAAGGTACATGATTGTGGCAGATGCAGGAGTGGCATTATTAAAGCGCAAATTTCCAGCACCTGGGTCAGATGCAGTTGTACTAGTGCTAAAGGTGTAGTCAAATGTGGCACCACCGAAGTTACCGTTTTGTCCTGTTGTACCTTGGGTACCAGTAGTTCCTTGTGAACCAGTAGTACCAGTGGTTCCTTGGCTACCAGTAGTTCCTGTAGTTCCTTGAGAACCAGTGGTTCCCTGTGAGCCAGTAGAACCTGTTGTACCTTGGCTACCAGTTGTACCTGTAGTTCCTTGTGAGCCTGTAGAGCCCGTGGTGCCCTGTGTACCAGTAGTACCTTGAGAACCAGTAGAGCCTGTTGTACCCTGCGTACCTGTTGTACCTTGAATTCCTTGAGTGCCCTGTGTACCAGTAGTACCCTGAACTTGAGTTACAACTGTATCTATTACTCCGCCATTATATGTAAATGAAATTCCAGTTTTAGAACCACTGTTTAAGGCATTAGCAATACGTGTATTTGAGGCGTACTTATTAGTAGCACCTTCTGGTAAATCATCTGTGGTATCTAAAGCGGCGCCAGAAATTAAAGATGCAATGTCAGAACTATCTAAGAAGTAGTCTAAAGTGCTCCAATGTGTATCGCCACCAACTCCTACTTTAAATTTTCCAGTATTGGTTTCAAAACCAATCTCGCCTTCTGACAAGATTGGGTCTGAGGTACTCCACTGTGTAGCGGTTCCTCTGCGTACTTGAATCTTTACTGTCACTGGAATGTACCTCCATCATACGTATATTCAAAAGTGGTTAAAGTAGGTGTTCCACCATCTACGGCAGTCCCTGTATAGGTAGAAGAAGGACTTCCACCATTTTCAGAGGCTACAGTTGGTACAAACTCAATCCACGAACCACCATTGTAGACGAACAGGCTTTGTGTATTCTCATTAAAATACACATCGCCCTTGTATCGTCCTGTTGGCTCTGAAGGAGTTGCCAGTACATTGATAGGTACTAGTGCTTTTTTGCTCATGGTTTATGCGTGTACCACAACTCGGTATGTCTCTCCTAGAGCAGGAGCAACTGCGAATCCGATAGTTACTGTGTTAGTAGTAATGTACGTTACATCAGTAATAACTTCCATCGCGCTAGAAATCTCATAGACAGTCACTTGAATGTCTGTAGTTGCTAGTCCGTGAGTAAGTGTAAACTCTGTAACAGAGTACGGTGAGACTGGGGTGATGGTGGATGCGTACTTGCGTACAACAACTGCAGTATCAATTGCTACATCATCAGCATTGACAGTAATGCCTGTTCCAGCACCAACTGCAAATGTTGTTCCAGACTGTGTAAGACCAGCGCCTGCTGTGTATGCTCCAGCGCCAGAGAATTGTGTGAATACTAGTGCTGTTGTTCCAAGAGTAATGGTGTCGTCAGTTGTAAGGACGTATCCATTATTTCCATTAACGGTACCTTCTGATACGAAGGTAAACATTCCAGCAGTAACTTCAACACTTGAATCCGCGTCCGTTGCACGAGTAGGTGCACCTGTTGAGTTAACGGTGTAGATACCGTTATCAGCACCAGTTGCCTGGTTCTTAAGGAGGACTCTATCGCCAGTTGCAAGTGTTACACCATCTATGACGGAACCATTTGCAAAGGCTGTAGCAAGAGTTCCATCAGCAGTAGTTGCAGCACGGACCGATGCCTTGACATCTAGTCCAGTTGCAGTTGCATCTACGTAAGCCTTGGTAGCAATTACTGAGGTATCAACTGTGAGTGCCCCACCACCTGAGAGTGATAGACCAGAACCAACGCTTAGAATTCCAGCGTTAGTGCCTTGTATA